ACCATCCGCAGCTAAGTCATATATTGCTGCATTTCCAGTGATACCACTAGGAGATGCATTTTGTAGTGATGACATTAACCACCACCCACTTAAAAAATAAACATACATCTTATTAACACTAGATACTAATGCCATGTCACCGGCACTTGGGGATGATGGCAATAAATCATGCGTGGCAACTACTGTTGTAGATCCTACAGTAGATAAGTCTGCTTCCGTTACCTGTGTCGGAGTCCAAGTATTCTTCGTAGAATTGTATGTGTAATTCTTGCCACCTACCGTTGCCACCTGGCCATTTGTTGGACTATCTGGAAAATTAATTGCCATTTATAGAAATTCCTTTAGTTCTTATTATATATTTAATAAAAAAATTGTGTATGAATACGTCATCTTATTGTTTTTTGCCTTAATACCAATCTGAGGGAATAAGTCTAATATTAGTTCGTGAAAAAGTAAATTGCGAGTCTTGGCCAATACCACTTTGACCAAACATTCCTTCATTATCATGACCCCAATCACCCAAGTACACATAATTTTGTGGACCTATCATTGAAAATAAATCTAATCCTGTCTGTTGGCCGCCTTGCGCGTTGCTATAATGCAACACTCGACTACTACTTTTATAGTATGTATAAATATTTTCGCCCATCCATCTACCATAATTGTTAGTACTTTTCCAATTTTCATGATTGGAGAGTGGAATTCCATCTGCCCAAGAATGAAGAAAAGTGGATCCATGCGGCGAATTGTTGTAGTATTTGTGAAACCAAGGACTCCCAAGAACAAGATGTATAGGATCACCATAAATATCTTCTTCAGTCTGGATTTTATTCACTGTAGATAATGTTATATTTGTAACATTTTCCAATGTGCCATTAGTCCAATTTACATTGAAGGTAATTGCACCAGTTGATGAGTCACTTTTCTGCATCATGGCTTCACTAAATCCATCATTAACAGAAGTTATAGTATTATTTCGTTCGTTTGGGTTATTTGTAAATACTAATGGAATATTAGAAGGAGAAGTTATAGTTTGTCTTGCAAACCTATGTACATATCCATTTGGCAATATTACTGAAACATAATAAGCAACATTGCCACCAAAATATTCAAATACTACTTCTCCACCTATTCCCATAAATGATACTACTGCAAACCTTTGAGTGCCGGTGTTGCCACCTGTATAGCCACTATAACTACTTTGTCTATTTGTCACATCATAAGATGAAATACCAGCCCACGGCGCTGAAGTGGATGCTTTTACTTGTTGTAACCAAGGATGCATTCCAATTGCTGCACCTCCACCAGGCCAATTTGCAGCTTGAGTTGGAACGCTTGTTGCTCCAGCATGGGCGGTGATATTAGACGCATTTGATGAGTAGTCTGTATTTGGCTGATATACATATGTTGGTTCTGCTTGATTAGTGGCCCCTTGGCCACCGTGTATAATTGCTGCTCCATCTGCCCTCATAAAACTACAATCATTATCATCTACAGAGACAAGGTGTATTAATCTTCCGTTACCATTACTAGTATTTGACCAATCAGAAGTTGTACTAGTACTTGAATTACTATTGATAAACATAAAATTTCTATAATTATTATCAATATTTGGTGCGTCACCGTAATCAAATGGCGATAATGACCAATTATTATTTGATGAGTTTCTATTTACAAATCCTATAACCGTTTTAGGTGTACTAGATGGGCCAACCAACATATTAAATTTAATATATGCACCGTAAGCATATTTTAGTGCATCACCTGTAGCGGAAGTATTATCTGATAATAAATTGGTTCTAAACTCAGGTGCTCCATCGGTATTGGCTGCTAGGTCAGTATATAACTCTGATGCCCTAGTAACATTTTGTGAATATGTCCACTTGTATGTAGAATTTCTAGTGAAGTAAGTTCCAAACTCATTTAAAACATTAATAAAAAATGTTCTGGGAGTTGCGTTTCCTGATGTATCACTGGCATTTACAGTAAAGGAATAATTTGTTGTTGCCGTAATACTTGCAGACGTAACATCTCCAGTGATTAAACCTGTTCCACCACCAAGACTGAGGCCTGGCACTAATGCTCCACTGTTTACTGTATATGATACAAATTGTCCTTCTGGATCAGTTGCAACAATCGGCAATGAGACTCCAATTGTATCTTTATATAATGATGAACCAAGTTGTCCAGCGGCAGTAGTCCATATCGGAGACCCTCCAGTTTGGATTGCATCTGTTGTAGTCGTATTTTGTCCGCCACCTGTTGTTACCTTCAAATCCAACGGACCATCTGCGGCCGTAAATGCCTGAGGTGTCACAGCAGTAAGTTCTCCTTGAGTTATGACAGAGGTTGTTGATGCATTATATTCATTTCCGCCAGAATCTATGAACGACACTATAGTACCTATATCAAAATTTGTACCGATTATTGTAATGCTTGTACCAGTTGTTCCATCGTATGACGTTGGAGAAATTGATGTTATAGTAGGACTAGGATTTGATGCATCTGCACCATCAACGCCATCAGCACCATCTGCTCCAGAAGGTCCAGAAACACCAATCCATTGTGAACTAGTTCCATCGTTATAGTAGACATACAGAGTACCAGAAGTGGTGTCAAACCATTGATCGCCAGAATTAGGACTTGTTGGTGCTGTATCTGAAGTTGTTACAGATGAACCCCCACCAACACCATCAGCGCCATCGGCACCATCAGCGCCAGCAGGCCCAGTTGCTCCTCTAACACTTACCCATTGTGTACTACTTCCATCATTGTAATAAAGATATAATCCACCATTACTAGAGTTCCACCACAAATCACCATCACTTGGTGCAGAAGGTGCAGTATCTGAAGTTGTTACTGCCGCAGTCGGTCCTGAACTACCAGAATCTGCAGTTGTCGTAACTGGTGTTGTTTTCATTCTATTGATAACATCACCAAGTTTTTTTAATTCTGTCGCAGTTGCACCAGATACTAGAGTATTGACTCTTGCATTTATGGCAGTTTCTATAGTTGCATTTTCACTTTCACCAATTTGCAGTGCCGCTCTAGATAAATTAACCAACTCGTCTATAGTCGCAGTAGGAATTTGTGAAAGTATTGCAGAAGATACTGCACTTAATGATGTGTCTAGATTACTATCTGCCATTTATTTTACCACGTTTTATCTATAGGAATTCTTACCCAACTATTTAGGTCTTTACATACGTACATATAATCAGAATCTATACGCACATCACCCTTGTTACCAATATCTGTGGGTGATGATGGTGGCAATTCATCAAAAACCTCCATACTTCTGTCCACATTGTCTCTACTTAAAGTCTTATCTCCAATATGTATAGAATTATCACTTACATATAAATCTCTAATTTTATATTCTGCAGAACCAATATCATATGTATCGTTTACATCTGGTAAGATATGACCAGAGAAACTTCCTAGATAGGATTGTACTCTTGCATCAGTATAGTATACATTATTTGTGCCTTCTGTCAAGCCATCAGTATTACTAATTGAAGATGCAACTGTTAAGCCAGGATTTCTGAGTTGTCTTAATGCGACAGAAAGTTTCCTCAAATCTTCAGCGGATGCCCCCGATACCAAAGTATTGACTCTGGAATTTAATGCAGTTTCTACTGTAGCATCTTCGTCTAGTCCAGCAGCTCTAGCACCTCTTGCAAGTTGAGTAACTTCTTCTATAGTTGCAGTTGGCAAATCATTAAGAATTTTAGATTTGACTGAAGCAATAGAAGTGTTCAAGTTTGTATCGGACATCTTTCTCTTATCCTTCTAACGAAGCTGTTGGGGGAGTAAAGTTTGCGGTATATCTTGCTAGCCCGACAGTTAATCTTACTTGATGAATATAACCTTCGTATCTACCATATATACCCATCCAATCTGAACGACCAATATATCCTACTGGACTAGTCCAACTTACGGTGTCACTACCAGAGTGTGTTATAGTATTTGATCTTAATTGTCCATCATAGTAGTGCTGCATTAATCCTGAAGAATTTCTAGTAATTGCTTGATGCTTAAAACTGCTACCTACATTATTATAACTTCCAATACCGGCAGTCATCTTAAATCTTTCTACACCGCCAATCTTAAATATTGCATATAGATTATTATCTGTAGTTATGCCACTCTGAGTGCCTCCAGGCCCGCCGCCAAAATAAAAGAAATTATTTGTATCTTGAAAAATTTCAAAGATAGGTGAAGCAGTAGAACCTTGCCAACCCCAAATTCCTTCGATAGTAAATGGTATAGAAGGATTTCCTAAAATCTCCATAAAATCTAAAACTGTAGGATCAAATTCTAAATATCTACTGCTATTAGACCCAGATGCAAAACTTATTGTTGGCTCAGATACAACAAATGTTTTAGTAGTAGAACCTGTTGTAGGTCCATTCATTTTAATATTATTTATTTGAGATTTATCTATAACAGAGGCGTTTGCACCTTTTAGGTGTAATACCGAACCAGATGAAGATAGTGGAGCAGTTGGTGGAGTAAATTCTGCTGTATAAACAGCAGATTTAGAAATCCTTAAATCGGAATATGTATGAGGTTGTTCATCTCCATATCCACCACCAACAAGCAATACTTCGTTGTTATCAAAGACATCACCACTACCAGTACCATAAGCTTTGCCGTTAATGTATCTTGTAATAGTACTACCATTTCTGACAAAAGCCACATGAGTCCAAATAGACCACGGCTGCCAGGCCGATCCAGAATAACCTTCCCATTGACTACTTCCATTAGAACTACCGAACATTCTTGGTTCCCAACCTGGCTGTCCACTTTCAAGTCTGTAAATAACCGTATATGGTCGAATTGCGCCGAAGGGGCCCTTCTGGATGAAATTATGATTATTTACCCCTTCTGATTTTGGCACATATGCCCACCATTCAAATGTCCAATCTGAACCTGCTAAATCAAAATCTGCGTGATCGGCGAAACTTAATCCAGTTCTACCTGCTGATGTATCATTAGAGTTTGTTGATTGTATACTTCCACCATGATCAGTTGCAGAGTATTCTAAGTAGTCGTAGGGTGAGAATGGTTCTATAGAAATGGGCCCAGAGATATACTGCACATAGTTATTGACAACAGAAGGTGTTGAAAATGTTACATAGGGCGAATTACAAGTTAAAAATGTTGTATCACTGTCTACTTCTAATTTATCTGAAGGTCCAGTAGATGAACTTCTTGCAACTGTAGAAACTCTCAAATCTCTTATGAAACCCTCTGAAAAATTGCCTGTCCAACCACCTATATCATAAAAAGTTGTTGATTGGATATTTGAATCACCATCAAAACTTGCTCTTGATACACCATCAACATATATTGTAACAGTGCCTGAACTTCTTATAACTTGCAGCCAATGCCAAGTGTTTATTTGTATATTTGCACCAGAAGTGTTTTGTTGTGTGCCACTCCAATTAAGATATAACTCTGTATCATTTCTAACATAGAATTGAAAACATCCAGCACTACCATTGGCTCCTCTTTTTATAATGCCGTGCCAGTGGCTTAAAGTTGACACATTAACCCAACATTCTATACTACAGTCACCAGATCCTATGGCTGGTTGATTAAGAATATTAAAATATGAATCTGGCTCAAATTTAGTACTATATCCACCACTACGGTAAGGACTAAAAGAACCTTGCGCTAAAGCATCAGTAGGATTGATTAGTGTGGGCGTATGATTATTTGTTGAACTATCAGTTATATTGTTGTTATCAGATGTGTCTACTGCTGTTGCTAGTAGAGTTGTGTAATTACTATTAGTTACAGTAACAATAAATTCTAGAGTTAAGCTTGTAGATGTACTTACTGCGCCGTTGACCCCATCTGTTGCGTTGATGGTTAAAGTGAATGTACCAGCATCTGCCACAGTAGTGCTTGGGGTGATTGTAAACACATTATCTGTATTAGAAACAGTTGCAATATTACCAAGTCCACTTGCAGAATAACTCCATGTCAAAGGGAAACCTTCTGGATCTGTGGAAACTGCTGTAATAGTAGTTGCAGTACCATCTATAGCAAGTTGATATGTACCATTAACTCCAGTGATTGCACTAGGGGAATCGTTTTGTACTGTGGCAATTTTATACCACCCGGCTCCATTGTAAACATATATGTTATTGTTCGCAGCGACTAGTCCAAAATCTCCATTAGACATGCCAGTTGCAGCAATTAATGCTGCCATATCTGCATATACGGTAGCACCACCAGAACCTAATAGTCCACCAGTGTCTGTTAAATCGGAAATATCGTCTGGAATAACATTAGTTGTATCTGTCAAATCGGAAATATCTGTATTAGTTGTGCCAGCGACAATTTCCCATCTTGCTTTAGTGGAATTATATTCAAATGTCATAGCCCCAACATCAAATGCTTGTCCATTTGTTGGTGAATTTGGAAAATTAATTGACACTTTCTATTATCCTTTTCGTACTATTTAAAATTAAGGTATATAAACATAAGTTTTGCCGTAGTGATCGCCATGATAACCAGTGGGGTTGCCACTCACGTAATAGAAATGGATTGGTGCCCCGACACCTAGATATTCCGCATTGCCAGATATAGCAAGGCCTTGCCCAAATTTCGCGCCGTCCTGTGGTCCTTCAGTGCCTGATACAGAACTGAGATCGTCTGGATTTGATATTTTATCTACTTCCACAAAACTTCCCGATTCGTTTTTCTGAAAAACATGAAACTCACCACCATCTAAATATTGGCTATTTTCCGCTTGTGGTTTACCTACAACAATAACAGTTCCATTGTCATCTATTGTAACTCTTGTTCCAAATCCATCCCTCGTACCCAACGAGCTAGATGGAGTTAATGCTACTCCAGAATCCCATGAAGTGCCAGTTCTTGTAAACACCCATGCCTTTCCATGCTTATTATTGTTCGAGCCGTTGCTTGATGCCCCACCATCACCAATCACTAGAATATTACCATCATTAGTGCATGATATTGACCCAATCCCACCCGTCGATATACCACCAAATCGATTGTTCTGATAGATACCCGCCGGAGAATCTATTTCTGTTTGAAGGCTCCAACTCGTTCCACTTCTTGTGTATATTTTAACAGATGGTGCGGCCGTTTGGGCCCTCTCATTGGAATTTCCGCCACCAGCGCCCCTTGTCACAAAAACAGTATTACCATCACCAGAAATTGCTACTCCATTTCCTTGGTAATCATAATTGTAATCGCTTTCCAAAGTTTGTTCTTTTGCCCACGTTGTTCCAGTCCTCTTATATATGTGTGCTTGTCCACGATTAGTTCGATTTCCTGCAGTGGCTCCTGCATGACCAACAATTATTCTTTCTCCTAATTTATCCATACTTATACATCCACCATAAGTGGGATAATTTAATGCATATAAATAATTTGTATCAGCAACTATAACAGCTTCTCTTGTTGCAGTTGTACCACTTAGTGTATATATTATTACATTTCCCGCCTTATTTGAAGTATTTCCTGAAGTACTACCATACAAAGCAGAAATCGCTACTCTCGAACCAGTTGCGTCCATAGCAACTGATGTTCCTAACCTACCGTTTTCATAATTATCAGTGTGTGCGATATGAGTTGGACTTCCCCAATTAGTACCAGACCTTGTGAATATAGACCAAGTACCTTCATTGTTGTTGCCAGATGATGGATTGCCCACAATCATTTTATCTCCATCTTCGGATAATGCTATATCACTGCCCTGACTTGTAGCATCCCATCCCCAGGCACGATGACTATGCTGTAACGACCCAGATGACCAATCTATAGAAAATGTTAAAGTAAATGTACTAATTGCATTAACTGCACCGTTGACTCCATCAGTAACCGAAAATGTCAACCCAAATGTTCCAGCATTAGCACTATCAGTACTAGGTGTAATTGTAAATACATTTTCATTTTGTGAAACAGTTGCAGTTGTTCCTAAAGAACCAGAAGTGACTGCATAACTCCATATGAGAGTGAATCCTTCGGGGTCTGTAGAAACTGCTGTGATAACCGTAGGTGTTCCGTCCTTTGCCAACGAATAAGTTCCATTCACTCCAGTGATTGCACTAGGTGAATCGTTTTGTACTGTAGCAATCTTATACCAACCAGATCCATTATATACATACATATTATTATTTGCAGTAACCAAAGCAAGATCGCCAGAAGACATTCCAGTAGCGGCTATTAGTGCCGCCATATCTGCATAAACAGTTGCACCACCAGAACCTAATAGTCCAGTACTGTCTGTCAAGTCTGATATATCACCAGAACCACCACTAACTGTTGGTGCGTTTGATTGTACCCACTGAGAAGATGTTCCATCATCATAATAAATATATAAATTCATCTCATCTGTTTTAAACCATAAATCACCATCTTCGGGATTACCAGGCGCAGAGTCAGAAGTGACAATATTTGTACCAGCAGCTGTTGCGGTTGTACCAGATGCAGTAATATTTGGATTTATTGAATCGTCAACTTGATTGATCGCGGCAGCAATAGCTTCAGATTCTGTTGCATCTGCAGTTACAATAAGAGTATTTGCTCTTGTATTGATTGCATCTTCAATATCAGTATCTTGAGTGTGCCCAAGGTTTCTTGCAGACCTTGCAATTCTTTTTAATTGTTCAGGATTTGCCGACGGAATTTGATCTAATAGTTTCTGTCTGAGTGATGATATCGAACTGGATAATCTAGTATCTGCCATTTAAAAACTCCAATAATCTTTTCTATTATTTATAATTTAAATTTGTTGCAAAACTTCAATAATTTCTTTTTTTACTGGAATGTCCTCTGTATGAATATTTCCACTCTCAATTCCATTTACTACACTAGGCAACTTGTTAATAAAGGTTAAGAAACTAACTAAAATATAATACTGTTCTTTATCTATTTTTAAAAATAGAATTCTTGTGCAAGGTTCGTTACCCAACACATTATACAATACTATCAGATGATTTAATATCAATCTTTCTTTAAGTTGATTTTTAGTATGATACCTATAAAACAATCTTTTTATATATTTAATCCGCTTCATATCATCCATGAATTCATCCATAGTATGACAACTAGGATTTTCATAAGATTTCATTTGATATAAGCTCACGTTCGCTTCAGTTAAATTCTCAAACATTCAATATTCACCAAGGGCCCCAAATAGGAGATTACATTAATTCTTTAATTTCTTCAATAAGACTTTTCTTTGATTGTCTTTTATCTAGTTCTACATCAAGATTTTCTCTTGCCCACGATTCTAATTCATCTTTAGACATACTGGCAAAATCTGGTCCTGCATCCTCAACAACTTCTGGTTTTGGGGCGGGTTTCGACTTTTTGGGTGCCGGTGCTGATGCTCCTAGTTTATCTTTCAATCCCCTATGAGATACGAGTAGTTCACCTTTCGGCGATTCCCAACCGCGATTTGTAGCAACGGCATCAGGGGCATAACTTGGTTTCTTAATAGACATTAACAGTCTCCCTTATTTAATCATAGATGCGATTTTCTTCGCTCTTGTTTTATTGTTATATTTTTCCATGGCCATATCGTAAACTTGTTTTTTAAGTTCAGTCATTTTGATTTTTGGTTCTAATTCTTTCACCAAATCTGCCATTTCTTTTGCATCTTTTTTATCAGATGATTCTATTAATGATTCAACATCAAAATCTTCATTCTTCTTTCTCAAATTTGCCAAGTCCGATCCATCAATTTTACCATTTTTATTTTTATCGATTTTCTTTTGTTTTGGAGAAAGTTCTTCGGATTTACGACATTTACAGTCTGCAGGGCAGTTACAAGGATCTTCATTGCAACAATCACATTCTGACTCTTGTACATTATCTTCGTTTTGTCTTTTTAATACTGCAGAGACTTGTGGATGATTAGATAATCCTTTTTTAATTTTATCGATTGCCTTTACTGCACCTGTCATGTTACCACCAGCATATCTCTTATCTGATGCAACACCAATTGCCATCTTAATTTCTTTTGGAGAAAACTTTTCTTCTAATTCTTCGGTACAATGTTGTGCATAGAGTTTTTCTAATTTTACTGAATCACATCCTGAGTATGCAGCCATGATTTGTTTTTTAGTTTTACCTTCATCATGCATTTTCTTTAAAGTTTCGACAGTTGGTAGTGCAGAATACTCTTGCAATTCAACTTCTTCTTTAATTTTGTTTTTTGCAAAATAATCGGCGATATCTTGAGCGTCATCAAAAGATTTTTGTCCTTTTTGCCCCTTCATACTGATAAAGAAAGAATCTGCACCTCTATCATAGTCACCTTTACCTACTACTTTACCTTTGAAAACAACATCAACAGCACCATCAGTACTAACTACTTTATATTGTCCTTTACCACCATGTGCAAGAACTTGTTTTCTACCTTCGTCTAAAATAAGGTTTTTAATTTGAGAAAGTACTTCTTCTTTTTTAGATCTTAACTTGGCAAGATCCTCCCCGTCAACTTTACCATTATTATTTGCGTCAATTTTCTTTTGTTTTGGTGAAAGTTCTTCCTTTTTATCCCAAGGAGCCTTTTTCAGAGTTACTTTATCTTTTCCTGATTTGGATGACTGTGCGGTTTTTGCGAGTTTCTTTTGCAATGCAGCCTTTTTGTTTTCATCAAGTTCACCTTCTTCTTTGAAGATGCCTTTGCGTTTCGCATCACCGATGATTTTTGTCATCTGGTCTTTTGACATACGCTTATACTTTGGCATAGACATTAAGTAATCAAATGCATTGTGGGATTTCTTACCACTTTGCGACATATACTTTTCATAGTCTTTGATGAGACTTTTGTTTTCAGAAACTTCTTTATTTTCAACAGATTCTTTTCTATGTAAGAATTTTACACCAAACATTTTTTCTGTAGATTTAACACCAATGTGATTTGCAACAACATCAACAATTTTTTCTCTAGGTTCAGTATCTAAGTTATTAGTCATTCCGACAACTTTATCAGACATACCTTTTCTCATCAGTTTTGCAACTTTAAGAAAATCTTTTTTGTCCATACCACCATATTTTTTGGCATACTTTTCTAATTCATCGGCGGCACCTAACATCTTTAAACCACCAGTAGCCTCTGCAAGTTCAACTTCTTCAAGGTACATATTCAATTCATAACTTTTATTATCCATGTTGTAAACTTGAATTTGCACACCCTTTTTCTGGGGTTTACCTTTTTTGAGTAAATCTAATCTATAACTATTTGTTTTACCACTTGAAGGTTTTCTAGGTCCAAATGCAACTTTATCATTAATACTCTCTGGGTCTACTTCGTATCCCATTTTCTTAACAGTATCGTATGCATGTTTCATAGCACTAGAAAAATCTTTGTGATACAGTTTATACTTTTCTTCTAGAATCTCGGCCGTATCTGAATTCTCCATAATATTTTGGATTAGGTCAAGAACTTCTTTCTTTTGTGTGAAAATATTATTGGTCATTTCAATTTCCCTTGGTTTTCTCTATATTTATAATATCAATTATATTGCGATAATTTTTTAATTCATTCGGCGTCATAACTAATTCCATAAAAGGAGTATCTTTCAAATAAGTGTCTCTTAAAGTTTTAGTACCAAACTCTCCACCACCGGCCTTTGGTAATTTTGGTGGATTTTCTGCACCAGACAATGATTCATGCACTGTTTCCTCTGGTACACAATTTGGTACTTCTTTTCCATTTTTCATTTTCATACCGACTTGTTTATAGCCAGGCCAGCATGGGCCATTATTTTCTTTTTTATCTTTGGTATCTTTTGACATAGAACCTTTTTTGACAACACCAGATTTTTTGATTTTGTTTATCAGTTGCATTCGTCTTTTACTAGTAATTTCATCTATTTTATCTAGCGAAAGTTCTTCTCTCATTCTAGGTTCTTTTCTATTATAGTGTTGAGTTACTAATGATAGATTTTTTGGATCATTGTTTAATGGATTATTGTCTTTGTGATGTACATCTTTACCATCACCACGTTTTGCTTTACCGGCCTTTTCCATTGCATATCTTGCACGTTTTCTGGCACGATTTTTTTCCATCTGTTCTGGAGTGCCATGATAGTTTTCACGTTCTTTTTTATAATCTCTATCTTCTTCAACACTTTCTTTTTTTACTTTTGCAGCAAGATCTTTATCTGCACCACCCCATGTACCAGATGATTTCGTAACAAAAGAATTGACTCTTGCAAATGCCCATTGTTGTGGAGTAGTGCCTGGCCTATGTCCAGATTTCCATGCAGCCATACCTCTATCATATACCTTTTTAAGTATACTGTATGGCATACCAGACTTATCTGCCTTTTTTCTTAGTCCGTCAATCTGCTCACCAAACATATCTTTATATTTTTTCGTATGTTTAGATGGTTTAGTTTTTGCATTTGCATCACCTGGCGCTGGTTTATATGACTTATCATCACCATCTGGTTTGTCTGCCTGTTTCTTGAAATGTGCTGCACGCTTTTCTTTCGTACCCTTAGACATATCATCACCATCAGCATCTTTTGCATAATACTTTTTAGGTTGAGTGCCTTCTTTGTCTTTTACATCTGGGTCTTGGGCAGTTTTTCTTTCTGATATAAAACTAGAAAAATCTTTCATTTCGTTTTCTTCATATTTCATAACTTTACTAGAAGTACTAAAATTTTTCTTTCTCATAATAGTTTTTGTAACCAATTCAAATTCACCATTATTGTAGTTGATAACTACAGGCAAATTTAAGTCAGTTGAGATATCTTTTAGTACAGCCTCTATATCAGGATTTGATAAGATATTCTTACCTTTATTTTTTTGTATCTTTTTAAATAATTTTTGCAACTCTGCAATTTTAATATCTGGAGAGTTTCTAGAATCATTCATTCTATCTGCAAAGTGTTTCGTAAATGTAACATCAATGTTAAATTTTGCAAGTAATTTATCTGCAAACTTCTCTAAATCTCCAACTTGTTTTTGAGATACCTTTTCATAAATCATATCAAAGACCTCATCATTAGATGACTCTCCTATAGTATCAATGAAACCAGAATTCATAAATTCTGAGAATAATTCTGCATCACCCAACCACAATCCAAATTCGGTATTTTCAACTTTCATTGCCTTTCTGATCGCAGTGTATAATTTTTTACCATCAGTCCTTTCAAACTTTGATGGTAAACCGTTTTTAAAACTATCATAATCATCTGCAGCTGCAGCAGCTCTCATCTTAGATGCAGACATACCAGTAACACCTTCTGCATCTGGGTCTCTTTCCCCTGCGGAATATATCTTAATACCACCCTTAAAATCATAAAGTCCGTGTCTGCCTTCAACACCATTATACTTGTTTAATAAAGTTTTAAACTCTGTAACTCTATCTCCACCGACAACCATTGCACATTCTTTATATCCCATTTCATATAAAATTGTTGCAACATTAATTGCAGTTTTTGCTTTATTATTTGAAATGATATTTCTTGAATATTTTGGAAACATCTTTTTCATAAATCTGACTTTGGTCTTAAAATCAAGAGGATCTTTTTTTGGATTTTGAGAATGACTTGGAAAGACCATAAAATCTGCGGCCTCTTTTTTAGCGACTGCAGCAACCTTTTCAATTAACTTTTCGTGTCCAGTAGTTGGAGGATTAAATCTACCAAACGTAAAAACAATTTTATCCTTCGCCATCGTTATCCCTCGTAATTTCTAAGACTTTTTCCATTTGCGCTTTGATGATAGGTTCTCTATTCGGCCAGAAAATATATTCTTTATCTTTATTCTTTAATAGGTTTTGCAATAATGGCATAATAAGTCTTTCCAACTTTAATAACTTATCTTCTAATACTTCCTTAGAAATATCAAGTCCACTACTCTTTTCTTCATACAAACTTTTAGATGCAATTAATTCAGACATAACATCTCTTTGCATTTCAATTAATTCTGAGAGTTTGCCGTCAAGTCCACGTAGTTCTGCACTAGTCGCCTCTGCGACTTGTGTTACTTTTTCTACAGATTCATCACCACCAGAGAGACTACGTAATTCATCTTCATCTACTGCAGTAAATCCAAAATCTACATCTTCATATTTGTATTCGTTTGTCATACTACTATTTAGTCCTTTACTTTTGCTCCACCACGCCATTGATAACAACTCCAATATCTAGCTTTCCATTTAGGGCCAGGATTGTCGCAGTTATGTCTTGCTCTGAAAGATTTTCTCCTTGCAGGATCATCTCTTTTGATTTCCATATTAGGGTCACCAAATCCAACTTTAACAACATTACCCTTTTCATTCTTTACATACACATAAAACTTTTTCTTTCCATCTTGGGATCTACTAGGTTTATTTAATGTAACTTTTTTACCTTGATATTCAGATTCAATCAATTCTAAATCTTCATATAGATTGCATTCTTCGCAAATCTGGTCAATTTCTTCTACTCTGTTAAAACTTTTCATCTTACCCTCTTAACTGATCCATTATGTTTTGCCAGAAATGCCTCAAAAGATACTTCTGGATATTCTTTTTGTAAACTTAGAAACATTTTTAAGTTTGAATTTGCATCATCAAACAGTCTAATTCTTTTATATATTTTTGTATCTAAGTACTTTTTAAAAATAACTTTCTTATTATCCGCAGCAGGACCAGAACCTAAATTTCCAGCGCGTTCCACAAAAATTTTATCTATATCAATCCCTTGATTTTTAAATGTATCAAGAAATAATTTTTTGTCATCAAAATCTGGTCTTGCCGTTACAATAATAACCTTTGAACCAGCCTTAGTTGCATTTTTCAGTATTACCTTTACTTTATTAATCATTCTGGCAATCGGTGTTGAAGTTTTATTAAACACTTCTGCACTTTTAAACTCCCCAAAATCAAACACTTCTCCAGATTTTTTCTTATATGTATTAAATTCCTGATTGTTTAATTTTTTAACAACTTTTCCATCTTTAACAACCTTTACTTCTGCCTTAGTTATAAACATAGTTTCATCTATGTCAAAGATTGTTAGTCCTTTACCTGAGGCCTCAACTAAAAATGTATTAAAACTTTTCACTTCATCAGTCCTTTAATCATCTTTAGTGCTTTTTTACCATCTGCATGTTTTGGATTAATACTTACTTCATCACCATTCATAAAGTCTGATATACTTGCAGACTTTCCAAGTGCGGTGATTGCCTTATGCAGTGGGTCTTTTGGATCATACTTCGTTTCAAATCCACTCTTACCCCTAAGTTCAACCCACTTTTTATCACCCTTATTCCACATCTTCAAAACATCCATGTCTTTGCCACGAATGAGTTTGAGTTTAACACCCTCAGATATGAAATAACCAAAAGATTTCATTAACTATTCTCATCACCAGAATACATCATGTAATCATATACACTGTTCATATAATCATTGCATTTGGTGATTTTGGATTGACACCATGCTGCAAGTTCTAATTCACCACCCATTGCATTTTTCTTCTTTTCAATTTCTTCTGCCAGTTGTAATGCCTTATCAGAAATAGATTTTAACTCAGTGAGTGCCATATCTGCCTCATGATCTTCAACTAAAGG